ATGCCGATTTTGAACAGAGCCGCCGAACTCCAGAACGAAGTGACGGAATGGCGCCGCTATATCCATACGAGGCCTGAGCTGATGTATGCGGTGGAAAATACCGCCGCCTTCGTGGCCGAAAAACTGAAGGCATTCGGCGTCGACGAGGTCGTCACCGGCATCGGCCGCACCGGGGTCGTCGGCCTGATCCGCGGCAAGGGCGAAGGCCGCACCGTCGGCCTGCGCGCCGACATGGATGCCCTGCCGCTCACCGAAATCACCGGCAAGCCCTGGGCTTCCGAGACACCCGGCAAGATGCATGCCTGCGGCCATGACGGCCACACCGCCATGCTGCTGGGCGCTGCGAAATACCTTGCCGAGACCCGCAATTTCAACGGCAACATTGCCGTGATCTTCCAGCCGGCCGAAGAGGGCGGCGCCGGCGGCGACGCCATGGTCAAGGACGGCATGATGGAGCGCTTCCGCATCGAGGAAGTCTATGGCATGCACAATCTGCCGGGCCTGCCGGTCGGCCAGTTCGCTATCCGCAAGGGCGCGATCATGGCGGCGACCGACGAGTTCACCGTCACCATCAAGGGGCGCGGCGGCCACGCCGCCATGCCGCACACGACCATCGACCCCATCGCCATCGGCGCGCAGATCGTCACCAACCTGCAACTCATCGCCTCGCGCAGCGCTAATCCGCTGAAATCGGTGGTGGTCTCCGTCACCAAATTCAATGGCGGCAATGCCTACAATGTCATTCCGAACGACGCGAGCTTCGTCGGCACCGTCCGCACGCTCGACCCGGAGATTCGCGACCTCGCCGAACGCCGCTTCCGGCAGATCGTCAGCGGCATCGCCGCCAGCCATGACGCCGAGGCGGATATCCAGTTCCACCGCAACTATCCGGTCACCGTCAACCACGCCGACGAGACCGAGCATGCGATTGCCGCCGCACGCGACATCGCCGGTACCGCCAACGTCATCCCGAACATCGATCCCATGATGGGCGGCGAGGATTTCTCCTATATGCTGAACGCCCGCCCCGGCGCCTTCATCTTCGTCGGCAACGGCGACACCGCCGGCCTGCACAACCCGGCCTACGACTTCAACGACGAAGCCATCGCCCACGGGATCTCCTATTGGGTCCGGCTCGCCGAACAGCGCCTGAACGCCTGAGCCACCACCATCTCTCCGTGCGCCTGACCATTAGCGCATGGCCCGACAAAAGCAGATTGTCTCCGAGACGGGAAAAGGGCTTGGCTTCGGGCCCTTGCTTTTGTATGGATCAATCTTAGTGGTCCCGTAGCTCAGCAGGATAGAGCATCAGATTCCTAATCTGAGGGTCACGCGTTCGAATCGCGTCGGGATCACCAATCTTTTCAATAACTTGAGATGGTTTTTCGCTCGGTTTTCGTGCGCCAGCGATTTACCAGAATTACCAGCATTTACAGCCATTCTCCCGCATTAGCGGGGATTCGATGGCGCATGAATGGCACATGATACTGAGGCACTGGCTGCTCAAATGATCTGCGCTTGGAGCGGGTGAAGGGGGTTTAACTTCTGCCCGCTTCGTTGTTTATATTACAATATTCCGCTGCCCGATGCCCTGTTGGGGCACATAACGGGGCTCGGTTTGTGGCTCATTAATCAGAGCCAAGATCTAACCCTATGCCAAGCCTATCCATCTTTTCTCGTATGCATCGGATGATTTCCGAATTCTGCGAGCTGCCATTTTTTCGGGCTTCCGCTTCTATGAATGCTTTCGTTTCCGGCGTCAGCCTGACCTGAAGTTTTGGCGTCGATTGGTCAGTACGCATCAGAGGCTCCTATGGTAGCGAGTCGACAGCATGATACTGAGGAGGCGTCAATATAGTGTCAAGTCGCTACTATGGAATTCATGTCAAATCGCTACTACTGGTGGGCCATGAAGAAGGATCGGGCACCATCGGATATGGCCGACAAATTTATGCTTCGTATGTCGGAGGGCATGCGTGATCGCATTCGCGTTGCAGCGAAGCGGAACAACCGATCGATGAACGCAGAAATAATGGCGCGTCTGGAGGAATCATTCAGCTCCGGTGGGATACCAGAAGCCGACCCCGAGGACGTCGAGATGCAGGACGTCCTGAGTGAACTTGAGCATATCAAACTGAAGATCGTTAAACTCCGTAGAAAGACCCGCATTCCGCCTCAGGCTTGATCAAGGCCTATCTTCAGTCGAAAGCGCAGCCACCAGATCAAACGGCAACCGCAGCGTAAAGGGCCCCTGGTCAAACGACCAGTCGGCAATCTCTCTTCGTGCCTGCCTAGCGCGAGGTGTTGCAATCGGTGTGACGGATACGGCTGTCGCCAGCGCCATCATGCGCCGATATAGGGTTTGCTGCAATTTTCCCTCAGCGGCCGCCATGCGAGAGGCAGCCTTCATAAACTCGGCGTGGAAGTATATGAGTGTCGCGTCATAATGAGCTTCTGTTAGCGTCACTCGAGATAGGCCTGTCGTGGCGACGATAGTTGCCAGCCCGCTGATAATTCCTCGTCGCGTGGGACAAGGAAACTCGTCCGCGCCGGTCTCCGCGACGGCGCGCTGTGCATTGCATTCCATTGCGCTAATTCCCCAAGATTAGTCCATTGCGATTATACGGATGACATAAATGCAGCCTGAGTGATATGCCCCACCGATGCCCCACAAATCTTGGTGCCGGGGCCGGGCTGCGCATGGTTAAGACTTGGCTTTCGCAACACGCCTCGACCGAGCATTTGGGGCGGTGCTGTTACGAAATGGCCGGGAGAAATAGCCTGGCATGGCAAGAGAAGACTTATATTTCAGGCTGCGAATACCTGAAAAGCTGAAACGGCGGATTTTGGCCGCATCGCGGGCTAACGAGAGATCGATGACGGCCGAAATCATCGCGCGGCTGGAGGCGTCGTTCATTGTCAGTGAACAAATCGACACGGCGGACGAGGATCTTGCGGATGTCCTCTCCGATATCGAGCGCCTGAAATTAAAATTGATCAAGCTGAGAAAATAGAAGACCTCGCTAGACCGTCTCTGCATCTAACCGTCACGGCGCCGGCCGGCCGCCTTTGACCCACCTCATCACGGCCTCGAACAGCAGATCCGCAATCCACATGGCGCAGACGCCGACGACGAAGGCGGTGGCGTTCATCGCTGCGACATCACGGGCCGGAAGCGGCCAGTTGATGGCGCGAAGGTAGTAGAGCGCCGGTTCCGTCAAATAGGCGGCCGCCAGCGCCCCGCAGATGGGTGACGCGACGATCTCGCGGGATGTATAGCGGCGCCTCGACAGGCCGCGCAGGATGCCGCCGGAAAGGCCAGCGATGACGACGCCTACCTTGATGCCGAGCGCGTCGAAGAAGTCAGTGATCTGCATGTGTCGCCCTTGGATGCAAAACGATGAAGAAGCTGCCGGCGCCCCTCGCCGCCGGCCGCCGGTCGCCTATCGCGGATCGCCCTTCGCGAACCTCGCCTGCCGATCGTCATCGAAGGCCGCGCAGAAGTCGATCTGCTCGTCGATCGCGTCGGCGCTGTTCAACCAGGCCTTCTGCGACCATCGCGCTTTCTCGCCGGCCTTGGGATAGATGCGATTAATATGCTGCCTGCAGCGATCAGGGAGCACCCCTATCTCGACGCCGGCGGCGATGCGCCCCTTCGTCGCCGCCGCTTGCGCCAAGCGCTCCTCAGTGGTTTTGCAGCCACTCAATATCGCCGTCAGTCCAAACAGCGCCATCATTGCCAGTGTCTCCGGCAATGGATTTCTTAAGCTTCGCATTTTTCTGATCCTTGGATTGATCGGCGGCAGCGGCGCGCTTGCGCAGCTCCTCGTATGACTGGGCATAGGCGTTGCGCTGGCGCTCCATTTCGACCGCCTTGTCCTCGGCTGCGGTCTTCTCACTTTCGAGGACGTAGCCCTTCAGTGCGTCATCCTTGACCGTTTGCGCGTGGCCCACGGCGATATCGCCGAGGAGCGGGATATTCTTGAGGATGGGATAGTCATTGAGGATCGGCAGCCCGGTCCAATAGAGCGAGGTGATCAGTACGCCGGCCGCAATGCCGGCGCCGATCTTGAGATAGTCGAGGACGCCAAACATCAGAGGCCGCTCACGCAAAGCTCGCCTTCGCCTACGCGGGTGGCATCACCCATCTCACGGCGATTCACCAGGCCGACGCGCACCCGGTTACCGGCCTTATTGAAGGCCGTTGCAGCATTGCAGCTTGCGATATAATCAGGCTCAGCATTCAGACGCACAGCGTCATTGACGATTCGAACTGCCGACGAGTGACACGCCGCTCCTGTTCCGATATTCCACGATAGCGACAGTATCATGCCGCGCCATGCGAGCGGCTGATGGCCCCAATTGGTGACGCATGACACCAGCGCTGGACGAAACCGCTTTTCCATCTTCATTGCCGTGCGCTGATCGCAGCCGGCCGGCGTTTCGACCATGCCGGGGCGAACATCGTCGGTGTCGCCGTCGCAGATGGTCCAAACGGGCGGTTTCGCGATCCTATCGAAATAGGCAACGAGCGAACGCCCTTCCCACGGCATAGCGGTTTTGATTGCCAGAGCGACGTCATCGTGAACCTTCGGCTGGCCTGGGAAGATTGCCACATACCCGCCGATGGAAACGGCAACGATGGACGCAATGAGGGCCTTGGCCCGCGGCGTGGCGCGAAGCTTATTGATCGGCATTTCGATCTCCTGAGATTTTGCTTTGAAGAAGGAAGCGGGCAGCCCATGCCAGCGATCCACAGATGGACGCGGCGCCGAGAAGCCAAACCGGATTAAACGGAAGGTAGCCTGCGACGGCGGGGGCCAGCGTTGCCGCCAAGTCCAGCAGCGTGATCGCGACGAACGCCTCGATCATCCGCAGATTGAGCGAACGCTTAAGCACCCGGCCCGCATGCGGGACGAGTTTCGGTTTCATTGGAGTCCTTAAAGGTTGAATTGGCCGTCGATCACGGCTAGAGGGAATGCAGGTTGCATCAGGGGATTGGCATGCAGAACGAAGAATTTATTACAGACGACGATTTGCGCAGATTTTTACTAACCTGACTGTCTTGGTGCGGACGGCTCGTGCGTGGCGCGTCCTATTTCCTGATCGCCTATATGCTTCTGAGCATCAATTCCTACGGGATTTCATGGCCCGGTTATCTGGCGCTTTCCATCGGCCTTCTTGGGGCCGGTTCATCGAGCGCACGCGTTGCGCAGATCGCGATTGCCGTTCTGCTCTTCATGGCCGTTCTGCCGATCGGCGTCATTGAGGCGCTGAAGTCAGCTATCGGTTAAAGCTTTGCCGCGGCAGTGAAGAAATCGCCGATTTGCTCATCAGTGAAGCCCATCGCCGCAAAACCCTGCTGCATCATATCAGACGACTTCACGAATGAGCCTGAGTATTCATAGGCGATCTGAACGGCTCTGGACTGACTGGCAATCCATGCGTCTACCTGGTCAAGCAGGCCAGCGGCGAGAAGCTGGAGCTTGAATTGTCGGGCAGACACGCTATCGACTTCAGGAGGTTCGATGGCAGGGAGTGAGGCTAGGAATTCGGCCTCCTCTTCCGGTGTCATCTCAGTTTCTACGCCATTGACGTTCTTGATCATCCCCTTACTCCCTCGACGTACAGGCTTCCGGTCATGGTTCCAGAGATCGGCAGAATGCGGATGGCATTCCTGGGTGCGGTGGCGAGATATTGCGAATCGATTATGCCGGCGACCAGCAAACCTGAAGCGGTCAAGGAACCCTGACTGGACACCGTCGAGCGTGAGGCCTTGTTGAAGGCTTCAATAGTGGTGTTGATGGAAGTGATGAAGTTCGCATCCGGCGTGGCGGAAAACAAAGCTGCTCCCCCAATGCTTGATGAGACACCGGTCACCGTCGATCCCACAGCATACAAAGCCTGCTCCGGATAGTTGCCGGCCGTACTGTCGAAGCTAGATCCGTTATCCGTGCTGAAGCGCAAGAGAACGTTGCTGGCCGCGGACATCGTCAGAACCCCGGTTATGCGCAACTTGCGGTATGCCGCTAGGTTGGTGACATCCAGAAGGGATGCGGCGCTCAACGTATAGTCGCCGATCGCTTCCCAAGCCGCCGCTTTAACATATGAATAGAAACTCGTGCCATCACAGACGATTGTCACGCTTGATCCATTCGGGACAGTGACGGTTAGCACGCCGTTGATCGTTTCCGAACCGTTCGGGTCGATGGTCACCACGCCGCCATCGGCGACGACGGTCATGTGCCAGCCGGCGCCCAATGTGGCGGCCGCCGTCAGCGCAAGAGTTGCCGAAGCCGTGAACCGTTTGATGCCGTTATTGTCCGCGGACACGGCGGTATAGTTCGAGCCGGTTGCTGAATAGAGAGTTTTGTTGTCGATGACGCGGGCATAGAAGGCTGAGCCGTCACAGACGATGAACGCCGCCTGGCCATCCTGAAGCAGGAGGGTAGTCGCCCCGTTGATCGTTTCAGACGCGTTCGGATCGACGGTTACCGCGCCACCGTCTGCAATGACGATGACATGCCAATTGGCTGCCAGGCTTGCCGCAGCCGTGAGGGTCAGCGTTGCCGAGGCAGTAAAGCGCAAAACGCTGTTATTGTCGGCGGCCAGCGCTGTGTATGCGCCAGACTTGGCGGTATAGAGAATCTTGTTATCGACGCTGAGGTTTGCCTGCGCACCGGCGACGGTGGCAGCGCCATGGCCGCCGCTCGTTATAGGCAGCGGTTGAGAGAGCGAAACTGCACCAGTAGCGCGGCTAATGGAAAACGGCGTATCGATCGACAAACCGGCATCGCTATAACGAACTATAGAAAAATTCGTCCCAGCATTAGAACCGCTTTCCGCAGCGGCATCAGCCATTACCTTCCATCGGCTGGCACCGCCTGTATCATAAAGAATTTTCCTTTCGGTGGCTACGGCACCATCAATCGTTACGGCATCGGTGCCTGTGAATGTCTGCGTCCCAGACCAGGTATTCGCCGCCGACAGAAGCGGTACGTTGTTGCCTGAATTGCCTGTGTTCTTGACGGCGGCCGTGCCCAGTCCGAGCGTAATGCGCGCGCTAGCAACGTCGGCACTGTCGATGATATCGCGTCCGGTGGACGTCAGTCCCGCAAGAGCCATCGTCCCGGCGCCGGTGAAATAGGCCAGCGTGTCGGCAGCCCCGGTGAGGCCAGAGAATGACGTTATGTTGCCATTGCCCAACTGCTGCAAAAGCTGGCGGCTGGTTTCCTGCATGCGGCCGATATCGCTCTGCAGCATGATCTCATAATGCGAAGCAGTCTGCGCAGCACCAGGCCACACATTCGCAAGCGTCAACTGCGTATCGCTGTCGACGGAGGCGATACGAACGGCATAGCCCTTGTGCACGCCGAAGAAGTCACCCGGGAGGACCGAAGCGTTCCACAGCGTGCTCTGACCCGTGACGGTCACCCCATTCGCTGCGATCGTCGCCGTGCCGTCCTGGTAGACGGAGGGGAGGACTACAGCCATTTAGGCGACCTCCCCCTTGGCAGCGGCATCATCGTTTGTTTCGGTGCCGCCGCGGAGCGCAGCGATTTCCTGAGTGCGCTCCGCAAGTGCGGCAAGCAGTTCATTGCACTTTGTCTGGAGATTGAACGCGACCGTGGACATCGCCAAAAGGCGCCGTTCGGTAAAGTCCAGTTTTGCACCCAGCTCGGCGTTCATTACTTCGAGCGGGACCGCCATCTGCTCTTGTCCATGCGGAATCGCCTGCTGCTCAGGGCGCTGTTCGTTCGACATCGATTTTTCCTTTGAGATTTTGCGAGGTGAGACGCGCCGGTGCTGCCGGCGCTATGTCAGCGCTTCCACCAAAGCTGGGTGGTCGTGCAGGTGACGTTTTGCGTGCCGGACATCGCCCGGAACGAATATTGGTAGTTGCCGGCCGCGCCGGGTCGCGGTTCGATGATCATCACTGTTTGTGATTGGGTGTTGCTGCCGCTGCTAGGCGCGTTAATGGTCAGTCGCGCCAACTCCGCTCCGGTGCTGTCGTTCACCATGCGCACGTAGGATGAGCCAGAGCCCGCCTGAATCGTGAACTGCATGAAGATCGACGTCAAAACCGGGTTTGGGTTAGGGTTATTGATGACCCATGCCGAGCCCAAAACGATTTCGCCGCCTGGCTGGCCGGCGCCGGTTCGTGTTTGCGTCGTCGTGTCAGTGATGACGTTGAAGTCGAGGTTCGAGACGCCTACAACCAGCGAACCGATGTTGGCTGCCGTCGCAACGAAGTTATTGACGACGGCCGTCGAGATGTTCGCCCACTGAATGTTGGCATTGACGATATCGGCCCACTGCACCTTGATCGAGTTCAGATAGGCAACGCCGCTCTGGAAGATGAACGGGTTCTGATAGTTCGTGCCGTTCGTGACGGAGAACTGATCAGCGACGATGGCAACACGAGTTGGACTCGTATCCGCAGAAGGAACGTCGATGAAAAGACTCGCCGTTCTATAATTGCCGGTCGAGCCCGCGCGAGCCTCCATGCCGATACGCGAGCTATAGCCAGACGCCGCCGCATAAACCGACATGCGGAAGTTTGCGGATGCGCTGACGTCGCCAACTTGAGCTGTGAGCGACGTGATGCTGTCGGCCTGCGCAGACAGTGTGCCATTGATGCTGGTGACGCTCGCTTGCAAGACGGTGATGGCCGAGCTATTGGCCGTCTGCCCCGTTTGCAGGTCAGTGATGTTCGCCTCGATATCGACGAGCTGCTGCGAAATCGAGGTGATCGCGCCTTCGTTGGTCGTGACGCGTGTCGTAATAGCATTAATGGCGCTTGCGTTGGCGTCGATGCCCGCGTTGACGTCGATGATCTCGGCGTCAAGCGTATCCAACCGATTGACAAGGGCCGAGCCGGGTCCGGTTGCAGCGGTGATGGCCGACGTATAGGCGGCGGTGACTTGCGAAACTGCCGTCTGCACCTGCGAGGAGATCGACGTGCGGATAGATTGCCGGTCAACATAGTTGCCGAAATCCTGATCAGCCGTCGTGCGGGCAAGCCGCTGCGCATCAAGCAGAGCCTGACGCGTACCATCCCTGATCCATTTTGTGGCGTCGGAGACGAACTCCTTCAGATCATCGATGACTCCGGGTAGATAGACATCGTCGCTGCCCAGGAGAACATTCGGCGTCGTGACGTCGAGCCAATCGCTCCAATCCGTCGGCCTGGTTGAGAACGGCACGAACTTGCCGCGCGCCTGATAAACAGTGTTCGGCAGGAAGGTCCCATTCAGCACCCAATCGTAAGGCGACGCGTAAACAGTGCTGTTGCTGTCGAAAATGACATCGCCCGTCGCCTTGAGCCGCACCTGTATCCAGACGCTTCTAACGTCATCCTGATCCGGAGCGGCGATGACCTCGATCGACGGCCGGCGCGGCACGCCACTAGCGTCGTTGATCGTCGCCGGCAACGCCTGCCAACCATACATCGGCTGAACGGGCGGCGTGATGGAACCGATCCATCCGACTGCGGTCGGAAGCTGCTGGCTCGGGTCCCAATCATAATCAGACGGGTCTATCTCCTTCAGTGTCACCAAGACGAGGAAGTTGCGCTGCACCTCGGACTTGACGACCAGGAATTTCTTGTTGCTGTAACCGTTGCGCGCCGATGAATAGGAAACGCAATCGTTTGGCTCCAGCGGGTAGGCGTCCGGCGGCAGGTAGAATTGGTGCGTGCGGAAGCGCCGATAATCCAGGATCATCGCCTGGCCGACGCGCTGCACCTGGTTGGCGTAAGGTGCGGCCGGCAGTTCCACCTGCACCGGCAGGCGACGGTTGCCGTCAGCGGCTTCGAGATTCGGATAATAGCGGCCCGGCGCGTCCTTCGAAGCCCATTTCTCGGAAGGCTCCGGATAGGTCGCCTCGATCGCGTTGTAGGTGTCGCCGAGAGAGGGGAACGGATCGTAATCCTGATCCTGCGTGACGACGACATCATCGTCAGAGAAGGAATAGACCGCCGCACCGGGCACGCCGACCAGCGGCTTGAAGATGCCGCCAACTTCTGCCATGCGGCCGTTGCAGACCTTCATCAGCTCGTTGACCGTATCGAGCGGCGCCTGATCGCAATGTACCTCTATCCCGGCTCGGCTGGACGGCTCAGTGCCGCCGCCGCTCAGCGAGACCGCGATGTCACAGGCGTTGGCGCCGGCGATGAAGCTCGATGCCGCCAGGCAGAAGGCCGCAAGGTTTTGGCCGCCATAGACCCATTCGTTGCCGTAGTAGATGCCTCGAATGACGTTATAGGCCATCACGACAGGGTTGAGGGACGGTTCCCATGTGGAGGGATCATTCCAGCGGTGTGCGCCGGAACCGCCGTTGGTGCTGTCCTTCCTGAGGTCATAGAGCTTGATCGAGCCGACTTCGAACAGCCAGTTCGGCAGGCCGGAGAACAGATCGGTATTGTAGCGCGCCGTCACCGCGACATAAGGGCAGCCATAGCCGATCATGGTGGCCTTGAACGGGCGATCTGCATCGCTGCCGAACTTCGCGCGCAGGAACGGATCAGCTACTGTCTGCGTGCCGTCGACGAACTTGATCCAGAGGTAATCCTTGCCGTTAACGCGATATTCCGAAACCGGATAGCCACGGCCGTCAGCCGCCGGCTCGCTCCACAGGATGGTGCAGTGCCGGTCATCCGCCCACAAGCCATTCAGGCCGGAGGCTGGCAGGTTGCCGAGTTCGATGACATCGGTCAGATAGGCGTTCGGCGTCTTGCCGTCGTCGCCCCATGTTCCGATGTACTTCCGGCGCCCGGCGGTCGCATAGTTGCCGAGAACGAAGGACATGGGCTGATCGTCGCCCATGCTGATTTCAAGCTTCACGCCTGACGGCGTGGATGTGTCCGACTTCTTCGCTGTCGCCTTTTCGATCAGCGAAATGCCGACGTTGATGGCGACCGACAGGACAAGCTTGCCGATGACGCCGATCGAACCGATGAACGTCGATATCGCGGCGATCGCCGTCGAGATCGGCTCGGCATGCGCCGGATCGGCCGCCAGCCAGAAGCAGACGACGTTGATGAGGAGAAGAAGGAGCTTCATACGTCAGCCGACCCGAAAGGCCCGTTTGGCGTCGAGCAGATCGACGGTTCCCATGCCATCTTCGCGCAGCACGAAAATGCGCTCGCCATTGACGACGCCGAGCGCGTAGCCGAACGGCGTATCCGTCTCGATCGCCGCGATATCGCCGATGCGCGCCTGGCTCGGATGGATCTCCGGCAGCATGGCCGCAACGAGATCGCCGAGGTTCTGAAAGCCAGCCGCTTTCATGGCGGCGAACGCCTCCGCCGCCGTCGAATAGGTGCCGCGCCATTGGGCGGCGCAATCTACGCCAGTGATGGCCAGCACCAGGTTGCCAGCGAGACCAGGGCCGCAATCATGCTCACCCCATGCGAAGGGCGAATGTTTCAGTCGATCGACCTCGGCGACGAAGCGCTCCCGCCAATCCATAACGCGAACAAGTTCGCTCATGCCTTCTGCCCCCAAGGTATGGTCCAGTTCGCAACTGTGCTGGAATAGATGCCCCATTCGTCGCCGTTTCGGCGCTTCTGGCCCTCGTAGCTGCTCTTGATCGGGTTGGTTCGCTCCAGCATCGAGATTGCCGCCGAAACGCAACTGATCTCGATGTCGCCCTCCTCGCCGACCTTCGGCGTTTTGATTGGCGCGCCGTCGACCAGGCCGAGAAAGGCGATCTCCGGATTTGAGACCGGCTGGCGCGAAACCGTGTCGAAGGCCATTGCGTGGATCTCGACCGGCGCGAGGCGAAGGTCGTAACCGCGCACGAGCTGCTGTGCCGCGCTGGCGATCTGGCTGATAGTGACATTCACAGTCTGAATGGTGAGATCGGCCGTCTGTGCGATCGTGCCGATTTCGAGATTCTGCGCCCCGAAATAGGTGCGCGCTTCCGGCAAGCCGGTGATGCCGGAAATCACCGATATGTTGATATCCTCGTCGCCGCCCCACAGACCCAGCGATACCGGTAAGCCCGTGTCGAAAGCCTTGGCCGTGAAATACGCAAACCAACGCGGCACGATGGCGCCGTCGCGCGCACCGGTGAGCGCCGCGAGAAATGCCGAAGAGGTGTTCTTCATCTTACTTCTTCTGAATGACCTTGAATGTCAGGCCGGACGTGACGCCGCCGCCATTACTGCCGCCAGCCGTGCCGGGATTGGCGCTGCCGGGAACGATCACGCACTTGCATGCCGGCTTCTTCAATGTGACCGCCACGTTTGCCGAAACGCCGGTCGGGACGTGCGGGAAGACACCGAAGTCCGGCGTAGTCCCGGTGCCATTGGCGGCGATCGTCTCCGATACCTCCAGGAAGGCATAACGGGTCGGGCTGCCGCCGTAGGCGATTTGCATCTTGTCGCCGACCGTCAGCACGTAGCCAGCCGGCAAGCCCTTGAGCGACAGCGTATCGAAATTGCTCCCGACAGCCGCGACCTGCACCAGCGATGCGCCGAGAACGGCGCCGCCAATATCCGCCTGCGGGTATTGCGACAGCGGATCGTAGAGAAACAACGCCTCCTGCGCGCCGTGCAGCTTGCGGATACGGGCCGCGATCTGCTTCGCGGCCTGGTTCAGCAGCGGAACGAGCGTGACGGTGCCTGTCCAGAGCGGCGGCGCAAGTTCGGCCTGCCAGAGCCGTCCGTCGCCGGTTCCGCTCAGCTCGTCGTTGCGCTGGATATCCCATACGACGCTACCGATCTTCAGCAGGTCGGCGAAGGCCGCCAACGAATAGGGGTAAACGACAGTCATCGGCGCCTCGGGTGCAGGTTGATCTGGGCAACGCGCGCCGGCATCTGCTGGTCATAATCCTTGACGTGAGCCTTTGCCGCCGCGTTGCTCTCGGTTTGCGCAACGTCCTTGACGTAAGCTCGAAAACCTTCGTCCTGGTCGAATGCCACGCCAAGCGAGACATGAAGCCCGCCCACGCCGGAACTTGCCGACGCGCGATTATCATTGCTCGGGCCGCTTACGCCGAGTCGGCCGGAGGCATCGCGCCGGAGCGGCATAATCGCCTCCGGACCCGCCTCGCCCATCAGGCCAGTACCGCTGGCGAAGGGAAACAGCGTCGGCCGGCTGACGATGCTGTTGGAAAAGATGCCGCCGGCGGCGAACGGTTGAGTGCCTGTGAAAGCCGTCGCGCCCGCACCGAGGTCAAAGCCGCTTGATGAGCCCCCGCCAAAAAGACCGAATAGGCCAGAGAGGAAGCCGCCACCACCAGAGCCGCCGGCTGACTTCACCTGAAAGATAGCGTTCAACACGTCGTTCAGCAGCATGTCGGAGATCTTCGACAATACGCTTGTCGCGGCGTCACCGAAGGACTTCCAAAGACCCTCGCCTTGGCGCAGCCCGTTCGATAGCGTCGATGCGAAATCACCGGCGAGATCGCGGCTCAGCTTCAACTGCTCATTGGAGCGGATGAGCTGCGCGTCGTAAGAATTCAGATCCTCCGGCAGGCCGTATTGCCGCAAGGTGCCAGCCACGCTCTGGTCGATCGACGATCGGCCGAGCTGCCGTTGCTGGAACTGAATATCCTGCTGCAGCTTCGCTTCCGAGGCAGCGGTTGCGGCCGAACGATAAGCCTCCGCCAGCTTTTCGATCTCCGTCCGCTGCGCAGCCGTGACGGTTCGGCCCTTGTCGGTCGCGTCCTGCAGGAGCTTGAGCTTGAAGGTCAATGTCTCGGCGGCAATCCCGGTCTCGCCGGCCGTCGTCGCCTCAAGTTGCATTTGGTCGATGCGGTCTTTCGCGCTCTTGATGACATCGCGATAGGCGTCCGCCGATTTCTGCGAGGACTTCGCCAGCTTATCGGCGCCGGGAAGGCCTTCGAGTTCTACGAGCGGCCTGCTCTGAGGAGTCGGGACCTTTGTCGGGCGACCGTCCGAATTGATGACAATAGGATTTTGGTCGCTCACACGCTGCAGCGCAGCCTGGTAGGCATTGTAGGCGTCATCGCGCTGCTCTCGATTTGTCGCCCGATTGATCGCGGTGTCGTAGAGCTTCTCGGCTTGCTCTGCGTCCGTCAATGCTGGCAGACCGATTTTTGCGAGATCCCGAAGTGCGGACGTCAACTGCGCGACGCCCTCGACCTGCGATGCCGCGGTGCCGCCGATCGTGGACAGCGCCGCTCGCATCGAGGGCAGCGACGTGGCCGCTTTCAATGTCTCATCGTCTAGTCCGCGAAGCTCGTTGGCAAGTTTCTTCTGCGCCTCTGACGCCTCGTTGCTGATGGCGATCTGCGACAGAGCATCGCGATAGGCCAGGATATCGGGTCGACCATTTGCGATCGATGTCCGAAGATCGTTTATCGCCTTGCGGAACTGGTCGATTACATTGATGTTGCCAGCAAAGTCGGAAAGCGGGAGCCGTAGAGCCTCCCGCAGCTTGCTCTCAGCCGCAGATGCAACAATATCCTGTGTCGCCTTTAAGGTTTCCGCATTGTTTGCTGCGAGAACGGAGTTGCTTTCTGAGACGTACTCCTTAAGCCCCTCAGCAGCGACACCATATGCATCCTTGATCGCGCGAATGTTAGCCGCATGCTGCGCCAGCAAGGTTTCAACCTTTTTGGACTGATCGCCGGTCGAGGTGAAATACTGGATAGCCGCAGCCGTCAGTCCCGTGAGGCCGATCGTAATCAATGACACCGGGCTGATCAGACTGAGAAACGCCGAGCCGAGCGTCTTAACTGCGCCGGCCGCGCCGGTCTCGCCAAAGACAGATGCGAGCTGCGGACCCTGTTGAAGCGCGACTGTGAGCGGCGACGACCCGAGCGCAGCGGTCGAAAAGATGTCCTGTAACTGATACGCGACGTTTGTCGCTTGAAAGTTGTTCGTCGGCCGAGCGTTCTGATTGGCGGGAGCAATGCTGCTCTGCTGCTTAAGCTTAGCGTTGGCGGCTTCGACCGCCTTTGCCAGATCCACCTGGCCGCGCTCCATCAGCGCTGCCGCGTCGGCTGTGAGCTGATATTTTTGATAGATGCCGTCGAGGATGGTGCTGACCTGATTGAGAGGCACGGCCCCACGCTCGATGCCTCTGCCAAGCGTTGTAATCGCAGCCTCGAAACGCTGCGCATTGGCGGCGCCATCGACATACTGGCGGCGCAGTCGCGTGAGCAGATCACCGCTCTGGCTGATCTTTGTATTAGTTGCCGTCAGCGCTTCGCCAACGGCGACGCTCGATGCAGCGCCGGCTTTATCGGCGGCGACTTTTTCAGCCATACCGGCAGTATATTTGCCGGCATCGACTTCAGCACCGACCCGCAGAGAAGATAACGCGACCGTCACGGGTATTTACCTTTCTTGATTGTGCGATATTGTCGGCGCATTCCGGAGGGAAAAATGCGCTACGCCATTTCTGCTATCGTGGGCTGCATGTTGACGGCATCGCCGGTCATGGCCTTCACTGTTATGGACGGTTCCGAAAAGAGCATCGAGCCGAAGACTATGGCCACACTCGCAGATGCGCTTCTGGTTCAGTTCGCCGACCCGGCATCAGCTCAGCTAGCGAAACTATCCCAGCCTGAGGCGGGCACCGTCTGCGGCATTGTCAACGCGAAGAACAAGCATGGCGGCTATGTTGGCTTTGCGCCCTTCAAGTTCATTGCCGGGCGGAGCAAACTCTACGTAGGCGACGCCGCGCGCTGCTGAAATCAGGCGTCGTCCGCCTTCTCCTCAACAAACTTGATCCACTCCGCATCGATCGCCTGCAGGAGCCGCTTGAACTGCGCGAACTCTTCGCCCCTAAGGCCATGATCTTCGGCGTAGCGGCTGATCGCGAGATAGCTGATCGGCGTCTCGCCGCCCAAGGCGCCATAGAAGCGATCGAACCGCAGATCCTCCCATGCGCGGAAGTAGAGGCCGTGCCAGGCCTCGCTGCGCGCCTCCTCCGGAGCTTCCTTCACCTGAATGAAGGCGGCTTCGTCCGGGTTCTCAGCAGCGAGATCCGCAAGCCAGTCGTTATTGCCTTCCTCCGTCAGCCGCCAGCGGAAGGCGCTTCGGAGTTTTTTGCGGTTTTGTCCACAAACTCAACGCTGATCTGCGACAGCTTTCCGGCGCACCAGTCGATGGCCGACAAGACATCTCGATAGGCAACGTCCGTTAGGATCTCCAGCGCCACCTCTGGCGAATATTCGACATCAAGGCCTTCCCATCCATGCAGGATATGTTCGCAATAGAGGCGACCGATACCCTTTGCCATTTCCGGATCGCCGGGCGCGACAGACTTGTTGCGGGCCGCCATCTGCTTCAGGAAGAGGTCGCGTTGGGTCACGAACGGTTCCGAGCGGGTGGAGCTGACATTGAAGAAAACGCCGGGCCAATCCGGATATTCGATCCGGTCGCCCTTTGCTTCGCGTTCCAGATTGGCCTTGAGGGATGCAAGCTTTACTACCATTGGAATTCCTTACTCAGTCTCAAAATCAGGCTTCGAAATATTCCAAGCGATCCATGAGGATATGCGCTGAAGTCAGCGGGTCCTTGGACGCCTGCGCGGTGATCGGTAGCATCGAGTCCTGGTTCTTGCCCGGTGCGTTGGTGGTGCCGTCCGTCATCGTCATGCGCGGAACGGCGGTAATGACCGCCTGATTATCCTTGGCGATGCGAAGGTTGAGGTTCGTCACGGCCGAACTGAAGAGCCTGGTCACCAGATCTAGCGACCCGAAATAGGTCTGAAGGTTGATCGACACGTCGCAGCTACCCGTGCCGATATCGACGGCGCCGACGAGGCCATCATTTCGGATCGCATCGAGCATGCGCAGATTGTTGTTGATGGTGATGCCGCACGATTTCACGAAGTTCGGGCCGCCGACCGCGACGCCGTTTTCGGCAATACGGCCGACGCTGACGGCCGAGTCCATGCTGCGATTGGAGGTGGCCGGATCGGGCGTATCGTCGAGCGACGTGGTAGTTGCTTCGCCCGTCAGGCCACTGAAGGTCAGGACATATTTGGCGATCTGCTTGCTCTCGTAGGTGAATTCACCCTGGCCCACGACCATGCCGCGCTGAATGATGTAGGAGGGAACGGCCTGGCCCATCCATCCGCGCTCGATCGTCTGGCTGAGCAATGTCGTGCCATTCTTCAGCCGGTCACCGAAGAAGATCCGGATCGTCTTGCCCGTGCCGGTATCGGCAGCCCATCCGGTCGGCAGATTATCAAGCGTGAGCTTACCGGCGGCGATGGCGACGATGCGCGCCCATCCATTGGTCGCGCCGGCGGCGAACCGGAAGTTTGCGCCGGTGGCGCCGACCTTGACCCACTGGCCGACTGCGAGGCCGAGCGTCGTGAAATCGAGTACTGTTGCGGTGAGGCCATCGCCGACGGCGACGATATCGCCGGCAACACCCTGGGCACCGACAACCTTCATCCGGGCCGCAGCCGGTGGCGCGGCCTCGTCTGTGAGCTGTGCCGCGCCCACGGCCGGAACCGTAGTGGAACCCGCCGTGATGCGGAAGAGGCCATTGTTACCGGCCTGAGCGAAGCCGGATAGGCGCACCAGATGACCGACAGCAAAGGCGGCCCCGGCTGTCACAGCAATGACGCCGGTCGATGCCGTCAGCCCAGTAATTACGCTTGCCGCAACACCGTCATTGTCACGTGACGGCGTATTCGCCCACGCGTTGAAGAACAGGCTTTCCAGGAACTGCGACAGCGGCGAGCCGTCGACAGGAAAGGAGAGTTCGCCGTTGACCGGGCCGTCGTTCGTCTCGTCGACCTTGATCGGGTCGGAGTTCATACGATCGTCGCGGATCTCTTCCGAGTTGATGAACACCGGCTTGTAGGCCAGGGTCTCGCCGGTGAAGCGATGGGCGCGCATGCGCGGATTTGCCGGCGTGACGCCGAGCGATGTTTCCCGCACGGCGGTCATGCGGACGCGATTGGTATCACTACCAGCCATGGTCTTTCTCCATCAGGGTAATGGCCGCTGCCGGCCGGGGTGTCAGACGTCGCGATACCAGTCGATGGTCGCGGTCATGCGGAAGTATGCGCCGGTCGCATCACCGGCATTGCCGGCGCCGATCGACATGGTTTCGAAGACGACGCCGCCGATCTCCTGCCCACGGAAGAGATCGATGAACTGCTGCGCATAGGTGCGCGCCTGGCCGGTGCCTGCGCCTCGCGGCGTCATGACGTGCGCGAGGATCTGCCCCTCCTCGCGCCAAAGATTGGCGGTGACGGTTTCCGCGCCGATCGATGCCTGATCGTAGATGTCGGCGAAGATCTCGACGAGCACCCAATAATCAGGCGTCGCCGGGAGCTGAAAGCCATCGTTTTCGAAAGCGAGCGCCGGGCCGGACCAGCTCGACGTAAGATGATCGTGAATGGCGTCGTAAGCCGCAGGACTGGACATTATTGCACCATGTTCAAGACGAGGGCCGGATAGGTGAGCGGCTGGCCGGCCACGGTATCCTTGCGCCGGGCGAGCGTCGTGCGGCCGGCGCGATGGGCGCTGGAGCGGCTGCTTTTCCTGACGGCTACGGTGCGCTGATGACCCTTCAAAACATACGGGATCAGCGGGTGCACGCCGCTTTCAATATTCAGAAACGTCACCTGACAGCTTAGGAACTGCTGTGTATATTTCGCAAACAGCGCCTTGCGCGCCTGGTCGAAGATGCGAGGCGGGACGCTCATCTTCATGGCGCCGACCTGTATCTTGCGCACATAGGGCTGCGCATTGGTGATGATCACCTCGGAGCCGGTGTCGATCTCGGAAAAGTCCGTCACCAGCCGGCCATTGACGATGACGACGAAGGAACGGACGAAACGGCCCGTTTTCGTCGGGCTCGCCGCTATCAGGGCAGTGAGCGCGTCCTGAATGATCCCTTGCCACCATGAGAACACATAGACGATCGGGCCGGGAGCCTTGACCGCCTCTTCCGCCAAGCCGGCGCTGCCGTTGACGAACCGGGCATAGGCCTTGCTACCCTCGCCGCTCTGGATAACGCGCGCCAGTTCAGCTTTGGCGAACTTGGCCAGAGCCGCCGAAATCGCGTCCTGCGACAGGCCTGCGGTCGCGATCTTGATGTCGCGGTCGAATGTCTCGAATTTCGCCATCAGTCTTCCACCGTCAATTCGATGCGGACCACAACGTCATTGAGCGCAATATGGTCGAATTCCAGCACCTGCCGCGTCTGGCTGGCGACCTCGCACCAGTCGCCCTTGCGCGGCAGTGGCGCAGGCCACGTAGCGAAATCTGTCGGCGACAGGATGACTGTGCTGCGGCGCTGCGTAATGCCGCTCTGGCCGGCGATATCCGTCGCGTGATTGCCACGCACGAAGCCTTTGGCCGTCTGTGCGGCAGAAGGCGCTGCAGGAGTGCCGCGGCTGACGGTGACCGTCTTGCCGTGCTGCGCAAGCTGGCTATCCAGCATGGCGATGGCGTTTTCGGGTGTCATCAATATAGCCTCAGGCCGAAGAGCAAACGTTCGGCGGCCTGGCGAATGATAGCGCCCGCCTGATCTGAAACCGTGTATTCTCGACGGCCGACGCCTTCGACTTCATCGGCGCGCAAGAACAGGTCGTCCTTTCCCAGAGCCTTCAAATATTGGCACGATAGCGTGACGGCCGTCTTGATCTGCGACGGGATCGGACCCGTTCCGCCCTCAGCTACAGCATTGTCATCATAGCCAGCTCGATACCGGACACGGACAGGTTCCGGGTAGCAACCTAGGGACGGCGTGTGCCAGCTCGGGCTGAACCAGAGATAGCTTCCAGTCTTGCCGTAGTTCGCCTCGTCGACCGACTGCTCCGCGCCCGTGGTATCCGTGTACTTCACACTGATGATCTCAATGATAGGCGAGCAGGGCAGAAGAAGATGGCGCCCACGCCAGCAATCAACAGCCCATTCCAGCGTCTGCGGGCCAATCGCGCGACCGAGCCAGCCGTCAGGACCGTCAATCTCCGCAACAACGGCGTCGATCATTCCCTGATCAACACCATCAATTTCAGAAGGCGTCAGGAACGGCTGCGGCGGCTCAATCACGCGAATGGTCATGATTGCCTCACTTGCTCAGCTTCTTGAGGGCGGAAACCGCAGCCTTGGCGGCAGCTTGAGCATCTGCGAGAGCCTTGGCCGCTTCCGGTTTGCCGGCTTCATCCGCGGCGTCGAAAGCAGCCTTTGCGTCCTCGGCGGCCGTGGCGGCTGCTTCGACATCCGCTTTTGCCTTGCCAAGAGCATCGAACAGGCGATCCTCTTCATCTTCCTCGGCATTGGCGGCGATCTTATAGGCGCCCTGAGGCAGGCAACCGGCCAAGATAAGCCGCTTGGCCTGTTCCGTGGTCGGGATGGGATCGAAGATATCGCCCAGCCGGAAACGCTTGCCGGTGCGCTTGTCGACGCACTCGGCAAGAACAGTCAGTTCTTTGGTCATGTTCGTGTCCTTAGCTTAATGGCGGCAAGCCGCCGCGAACTGCGAAGGCGATCTCCTTACGGAGCCGGCGCGTATCGGGCGGCCGAGAGGATGGCGACGGCGGCAATGAAGGCATTGCCGGCGTTGTTCGACGGCGTAATCGTGATCCGCGAATAGCGCTTCGGGCCGACATAGCCGATCTTCCGTGTCTGATCGTCAGCCGCGAAATTGAAACCGGCGGCGGCTTCAGTGCCGGTCAACTGGTCATCGGGGACGGCGGACGCATCGGCAAGGGCAGCGTCGTTGCCATGCTCTACCAGCACGGAGAAGGTTGCGTCTGCATCAGCAATCTGGCCGATTGCAATTGCATACATGAGCTTGTCATAGCCGGCACGGTCCACGATTGCGGAAACGATCGGCGTATTGTCGGTGATCGCAGCGGCCGGGCTGATGGCACGCTTGACGGTCAGGTGATTGGCAAGATCGCGCATGGCGAAATCCTCTTTGGTGATGATGGGAATGAACGCCCGGCGATGATCGCCGGGCTTTGGTCATGCCGATCAGGCAGGAACGTCGAGGGCGACGAAGGGCGAAACCTCGTAACCGTTTTCTTCGGTGAAGGGCTGCTTGAGCCAGGGAGCACCGTCGACGTTCCAGAAGATCTTGATCACGGTCTTGTTCTGCAGGAACTTAACGTGCTCGGAGGTCGCCACGAACGGGCCGGAACCATCCTTGATCAAATATTGAGACCAGTCCGCCAGCAGAACGTCACCCTTTGAGCCGAGACCAGGCGCGCGGTTATTCCACCGCAGGGGATAGCCGAGCAGCGTGCCAGCAAAGCCGTTAACCGCATTCGCCTGCCAGATGTAGCGGCCCTGTGGATCCTTCAGGGTGGCGAATTGCGGCAGCGCCGCCTGAGGCGCCGACCAAACCGGCGAGCCCCCGCGCATCAGTAGCACAGCCACCATTGCTACCAGGTCCTCATAGGAGATCTGATTTGCGGCGGCACGATGAACAACCTTCAGCGCAGGCGAATTGAGGACGCCAAGCGGCTTGGCAACACCGTCACCGCGAAGGAACGCGAAGTCTTCGGCCGCCGAAACGCCGCCACGCATGAGATTGGTCAGAAAGGCGCTGGCCGCCTGCCAATTGCGCAGGAACTTGTCGGTGACAACCACATGTCCGGCAATTTCCTTCGGCACCAGGCTGACGGCGCCGAGGCTTGCGTCCGTTTCGGGCTTATCGCCACCTTCCTCGATCCAGTCGAACGTCATACCACCGAACACGTTGCCTGGAGCAGCGCCCTGCTGGTCAAGTGTTGGAATGGTGATGCCGCTATCGGGCGGAGAGCCTGCCGGGATGACGTTGGCTCGCGGACGCACTAGCGCTTCCTGCGGCGGAACGCTCATGATGTCCTCGCGGAATTGCTGCGGGATCATGAACCCGCCTTGCGCATCGTTATCCATGCGCATTTCAGCGCGGCGATCGTCATCCTCCGACGCGGCTCCGACGCCCTCGACGAAGTTCAGACGCTGGTCGTCCGGATTAAACCGAACGGCATGCATGAACTGGCCGAGATTCTCGAATTCCCTGCTCGCTTCAGCACCGCCGGCGCGCTGGATCGGAGAACGGCGAGAATGTGCGTCGACGCGCTCGTCAAGGGCGCCTTCGGCCGCTTCGAGACCTTCCAGATTGCTGATACGTTTGTCCAGCTTTCCTTTTTCGGCCTGCATTTCGTCGAACGACGCCTGTTCCTCGGCGGACAGGTCGCGATCGGCGGTTTCGGCAGTTTGGATAATGCCGCGCATCTCGGCGACGAGTTTTGCGCGCTTTGCACGAAGTTCCTTCAGCATGGAAAACCTCTCTTTTGCTGAGCACCGGGACAAGTTTCGACGATCGCTCAGGCCCGGCACCCGAAGCGCGATGGAAACCCGACGAATGTCGGAGTTGTCAGAGCATCAGGGCGCGCTTTTCGCGCTCTGCGGCGAAGGCGCGGCGCCGTGCCTGCGCCGGCGCTCCGTAGAGCGAAACGCCGAAGCGCTGCAGCGTCTCTTCAAGGGTGCCGATGCGATCGGCCATACCCTCGGCGACGGCCTGCTGCGCGTCCACCATGTCGCCTCGCCCAAAGCCTTCCCGAACGGTCGCGAGCGAGACATTGCGGTTGCGAGCGACATCGCGCACGAACATGTCATAGCTGGCGTCGACCTTCGCCTGCAGGCGAGCCTGCGCGTCTTCGGAAAGCGGCTGGAACGGATTGCCGTCCGTCTTGAAGTCGCCTGCTTTGGTGATGGTTTTCTTAATGCCGGCTTTTTCGAGCGCAGCACTCATGTCGTCGTGGATGCTTAAAACGCCAATCGAGCCAACCTGCCCGCTTGGCGTCACGACAACCTCATCGGCGCCCGTAACAGCCCAATAGGCAGCGCTGGCGGCATTTGCGTTGACGTGTGCGATGATCGGCTTTGTTCCGCGCGCCGAATAGATCATCGACGATAGCTCCGGTGTGCCGCTGACAGTACCGCCAGGCGAATTCACGTCGATGACGATCGCCTTGATGCCATCATCCCGAACGGCCGACTGAAAGCTGTGACCAAAGCCTTCTGCGCTGGTACCTCCCGAGATATCGCCCATGAGCGACATGCGATTGGAAATGACACCCTGGAGCGGCAGGAGAGCGACGTTACCCTCCTTGCGAGCAACGGCCTGCTCCTGGCCCTTGCCGATGCGCGCCTCGATCTCGGCGGCCTCGAACTTGATGCCGGCCGCCTGCTGCGCCATGAAATCGATGATGACCTGCATCTTCTCGTGCTGGATCGCCCAACGCTCTTCCATGAGCGCGGCAATGATGTGCGCGTATCTCATTCGGTTTCCTCATCGATCAGGGTGGCGTCGTTTGGCCCAGTAGGGGACTGTGAGCCGCCTGGGGCGTAGTTGGGATCGGTCGCTTTTTCGAGCGTGACATAGTTAGCCGGCACGAAATGGTGATCACCAGCCGGGCCGATATCGTCCATATCTTCCAAGGCCAGGATGTTGTTCGGCGAGAGACCACCGACACCAAAGACCTTCATGTAGAAGTCGGCGCGTGCCGCCATGTCGCCGCGCAACAGGGCGTTCATGTTGAACTTCACATAGTAGCCATTTGCGCGCTCGGAATCAGTGAAGAGCTTATAGTTAAGCTCCTCCTCCCAAGCATTGATCCAAGGATCGATGGTCTGCCGGACGAACGCGATCATCAACTGCTCGATGCCCGCACCGAAGCTCGTTTGCTTCTCCTGGCTCTGCAGGAGGATCAGCGGAACGTCGTAGATGCGGGCGATCTCGGCAATCTGAAATTCGCGCGTGCCAAGGAACTGAGCATCTTCTGGAGGGATGGTGGTTTGGATGAACTTCATGCCCTCTTCGAGCACTTTGACGCGATGAGCGTTCTCCAAACCGCTCTGATCTTCCAAGCCCTTTGCGGGACTAGCCGGGCTTGCTTTGTCGCCGTTTCGGCCTTTGATATTGTCCCGAGCATTGGGGCTGAGCCTGCTCGGATGCATCAGGAAGCCGCCGGACTTCATGTCATTGGCGAAGAACTTACTGCCGAACTCTTCCAACGCAAGGCCCATGCCGACCGCGTTTCGTGCCATATGGATTTGGGAAAGTCCGATATAGCCATCCTGGCTTTGATCCATGACATGAACCACATCATCGCCGGCAAGCTCGATCGACTGCCCGTCGATTGTGCTGCGAAAGAAATGATTTCCGTTCTCCCGCACCGGGCGCGTTACCTCAGGGCGCAACGGAAACAAGCCGACAGACTGACCCCGACGGTTCCGCTCGATTTCGATGTATCCATTCCCCCAAAGCAAGGCATGACCTTGGACGGTTTTTCGAACCGTACGCGAACTCATGAATTCATTGGGACGCAACCCAATCGCTGTCGCAAAAGGATGATCCTTGTCCGTCACCAGACGCTTCTTGCGATCATCAACCGCCTGATACATCCGCAAGGGAAAACGCGCGATCGGATTGCCAATGCGGTTTACGCAGGCGTAAACGACCGGCAGGTGCCGCGCCGTGTATTCGCTGACGTGAACGCCGGATTTCGCCTTAGGACCGATACGGCGGATCAGCCATTCGGCAGGAGACGAGTAACTGCCGCCATCTTCGTAGCGACTAGACGCAACGAGACCAGCCGCATAACCGGCGGCGGCGTCTCCCATTCTGCGAAGCCTTGCTGCGATGCTCATAGTTCCTCTATTTCCAGTTCGGCGAGGCCGCGCGTCTCGTAGACGGACGGACCTTCGTAATCCTCGGCCATCGACAGGCCGACCGCCATGACGCTGGCGACGATGCCATCGATCTTCTCGGCCGACTTTTTCTTCGTCGGCGCGTAGTTCAAGTTTTCGTCGAAGCGGACGGCTGTGTTGCCGGCCATCCACCGCAGGACCGGGTGGCCGCCGTGATCGAGCTGACCCGACATTACCAGGCGCTCCAAAAGCTTCGTCGGCTCGCCGAGGGTCGGAATGCCCTGGCGCATGAGCTGAAATAGCCCCTCGTCGACGCCGTCCTTCTGCATATCGGTGATGAGCTTCGTGGCATTCCACGGATCGTAACCGATCAAGGAAACGTCGAAGTTTTGCAGATCCTCCTCGACAGCCTTACGAACATAGTCCTGGTCAACATAGTCGCCTGGCGTTTCTTCGATCGCGCCGATAGAGTGCCAGTGCTCATACGAGACGCGATCCTGACGGGTCCTTCGTTTGATCGTCTCTTCCGGAACCCAAAAGCGAGCCGATAAGACCCACTTCTCGAACTCGTCGTCGGGCGGAAAAGCAGCGATGCGAGCCGTGATATCCTCATTCGAGGATACGTCGAACGCCACATAGCATTTGCGACCTTTCAGGCCCTCGCCGACGCTCCAGCGCTTCCATGCATCTTTGTCGGCGGCGCAGGCATTCCACTTCTTGATGGACAGCCACCGCGTGACGGCATCAATCCACTGGTTTCCGTGGTAACAGCGGAAATGCTGCTCGGCGCGAGGGTTATCCTTGGCGATTGCCGCTTCGCGCCGCAGAAACTGAACCGTTGGCGAGATGCCGATCGACGGGTTGGCCTTAGGCCAGTTGGCCTCGTCCGCCCAATCGTCCTCCGGATCGAGAGCGAAGATGACGACCAGTGTCGACGGATCGTCGATGCGGCCATCAAGGATCGACTGGCTTTCCTCCCAGAGTGCCCATCCTGTCTTGTTCGACTTTACGCCGGCCGTTGAGGCATAAAGCTCGATTGGCTCAAGACGGGCGCCGGTACCTTGCCGCAGGAAGTTCGCCAGGTCCGGCGTTTCCCACTCGTGCATCTCGTCGCCGGCAATTACTGTCGGCGACTTGCCGTGCTTGCCTTCCGGTTTGCCCGACAGCAGCTCAAACAGCGCGCGGATCTTCGGAAGGTAGATCGACTTCTTGAACATCTGCGTGTCGCCGAGCTGCGGCGACATGCTGATCATGGCTTTCATCTTGTTGAAGATGATCCTGGCCTGGTTCTCGTCTCTGGCGAAAACATAGCCCTGACCACCGACGACGCCATCAAGGATAAAGAACAGCAGCGACAGCGCCGCCAAGAACTCCGATTTGCCGTTCTTGCGCGGCACCCACAACATGAGGCGGCGGAAGATGCGGACATGAACCGTGATCGGTAGGCCGGTCTGCTCGTCGACGATCTCGGCCGGCGCTTTCCAACCAACCAGCAGACGAACGATGATCTCCTGCCAAAGACCGAGACGGAAAGGCTTGCCTGCAAAACGATCTTCCGTGAGCCGGAAGACAGTCGGAAACAGCTTTACTGCGGCGTCCGCTTTTGCATGATCGAACCACGCACCGGGCACACAGGCGCATCGCTGCCATGCGATGCGGACCCATGCCCAACCGCGCTTATCCGCGCCTTCCTTCACCCATTCCGGTTCCGGCCAGAGTCTTGCGCCGGCCGAGGCCTGAATAGCAGCCGTCGAAACACTGTCCATGCGTCAATTCAGGTGCTCCGGCGGATTGGTATTGAAGGCCTGCAGGATACCGATGATACCCTGCTGGCCTGCGGCCTCTCCGGCTTCTCCGCCATCGTTACCGGAAGGTGCAGCCTGCGATGGCAGTTCATCGCCAAAGAGCGGCAGATTGCCGAGGCCATGCGCTGCAGCCTGGTCGCGCATGATCTTGTAGCGCGCATCAGGGCGCATGCCGAAGGTGCTTTCGATGTCGCGCAGCATCTTTTCGAGATCCTGCACCGCCTGAAAGGCAGGATGGCGCTTTTTGGTGGCGTGGCCGTTCGTGTCTTGCGTTTCGAACCAAGTGCCTTCCTTCTGCACGGTCAAATCAGCGGCGATCCACTCGACGATGTAACGGCAGTAGCGCCCAAGCGGAGCGACATCGAGATCGTGCAGAAGGTTCAAGCGCTCAAGCTTCGGCGCCAGGTCGTTCCAGATCTCAGTCGCCTTGCGGCTGCGCTTCAGCCACTTCGGCGGCTTCACCTTGCCAACAGAGACCGGCGCCGGCGCCTTCGGCTCGCGCGCCTTCTGCGCTTCCTGCGGTGACATGCGCTTTCCCGGCGCACCTTTCGCAGCCTGTTGCTCTGCCGTGTCGGGCTTGCGACCACGTGCCATCGTTCGCCCTCCTAATTTGGCGAGAGAAAAAAATAAATTCAGCAATTTCGCGGCGATACGCGCGAGCACACCCACCGGTCTAGGCCCTCAGGCCGCCAGACTTTCGACCCCCCCCTACCCGGATGGGTCGCCTCGCTCCTCTGCCTGCTTCACGACATCGTGGTGGTCAGGGCAGAGGGGCTGCCAGTTGGCGCGGTCCCAGAAACGCACTGGATCGCCGTGGTGGCGCATGATGTGGTCGACCACCAGATGCATGCGGCGACGGTTCGTCTGAAGCTCGCCGGTCATGGTCAGGTGGCCCGCGTTCAGGATGCCGCTCGCTTCGCAGCGTCGGCAGAACTGGTTCTCGGGTTCAGCCAGGAAGTCGGCACGCTCGCATTGCCAGCGATAGGTCTTGTACCACTTGCGCCACGGCTGGTGATCGCGTTCACGATCGTAGGCCTGCTCTCGCTCTTCAGCGGTTGGTGCGCCACGAAGACGAAATGACTTCGGCTTCGTGGCCATGCGGCTACTCAGCCGGTGTGAAGTCGACGAAGTACGCCTTACCCTTTTCCAGCCTGTCGATCGCGGCGGGGTTGGTGATCGACATCTCGATCTTGCCGGATGGCGTGTACTTCGACCAGCTCTCGTTGTCCTTGCCGTCGCCGTATGTGCCGAATACCGGCATCATGGTGATGACTGCGTATGGATCTGTGCCGGGCACCTCAGAGTGCCGGACATCCGAAACGAAGAACTTTGCTCTTACCTGTACGCTCATGGCGTCTTCTCCTTATTTGGCCGAAAACCGTGCGGCGCGGACCCAGAAACGAAAAACCCGCCCGGCTTTCGCGCCTAGCGGGTTCATCTGATCTTTTACAGTGTGCATAATGTGCACCAAACATGTGCCGCATGTCAATAGGCCAATTAAAGCATTATTTTACTGCGTTTTCAGTGGCTTGCGTAAGCACACCCCGCATTCGTGATGATACCCATGGCTGACGGTTTGGGGTGAATGGCAGCAGGGAATGGTCAAAAAGCACACCGGACAGCGAGTCGTGCAGTTCCTCAAGAGCTGATTGCCAGAGCTGCCATTCGAGGCGGGCGATGACGGCGCCGCGGATTGGCTCAGCAAGGCGGTACTTTCGATAAGCGCCTTTCATCGGTCGCTGGCGGCGCTGACTGAAGCCATTGTCTTCGTATTCGATGGTCCCGCCAAAGGCATCCTTGGCGTAGCGCTTGATAAACCATGCATCCTTGCCGCTGTTCTTCACGGTGACGACCTTCGGCTGATCGGCCCGCCAGTCCGGCCCGCGCTTGAGGATGGCGGCGCTCGTCACCAACGCGACGACATGCCGGCCGTTCAAGCGTCCGCCGCGCTCATAGACCTGCTCTGCGGCGATACGATCCACTTCGGCCTGGATGATGCCGTGGGGATCATCCCATTCCGGAAACGGCCGCCATCCACTCATGATCTCGTAGCCGTTGCGATCCGCAAGCGCGCGCACCACGTCGCCGACGACGACCGCATCCGGATGAGGCGCGTCCATGTTGACGAACTCGGCAACCACACCATAGCGGTTCGGGCTCTTATCGATGTTCGTGCCGAGCGCAATCACGTCAGACAGTGCCTGCCAAGCCGATGGCGCCCCTCCACCGAACAGCGGGCCAGCATCCACCTTCGGCAGCTCCTCGATAAAGGCCCAGCTCAAAAGGGCTTCGATAGTCATCATCTTCTTCATTTTTACCCTTTCAGACAGTTCTGACAGTTTACTGACAGTTATTCAGATAGTTTTATTATTGTATTTCATATACTTAGACAGTTTCTGATAGTTTTGGTTTGCGCTATATGATTTTCATCCTCCGCACCTCCTCACCACCATTATGCGTATAGGCATCGAAAACTGTCAGAACTGTCAGGCGCGCGTTGATTTTGCTGCGTTTTCTTCAATGAAACTGTCAATAAAACTGTCCGGTAAACTGTCAGTATCGCCGACGTATCTGATAGTTTTTGCAGATATTCGACCCTGTAATGAGGGGTTGCGGGGAGCATTACGGCAGGTCATCGGGCCATGGCTCCTGTGGATCGAAGCGGCCTTCAGGCGGCTCCGGTTCGCGCGGCTTTGGCGATGTTCGCAGGCGTATGCCCTTATATTGCACCGTGCCGCTTGATCGATCCTTGTTGAACTTCTTTGCCATCGCTCGACCGAAAGCCGTCACGTTCATCGGCCGACCGCCCTGGTCCACCGTATCGTCGCAATAGGCCGCGTACAGATCCTTGCCGGGCAACGACGGCGCCTTGTCATCCTTGATGATACATCGCGCCACGAAACCCGCTGTGCGGTCCATGTCGTCACGATAGTCCTGTGTCGCCCGCTCGACGGCCTCGGGAATGATAAGCCCTTCCTTGAGGAACATGTGCACACCCTCGATCAGCCAATTGAGGATGCCGGAATATTCGACCTCGAATGACGAGACGATTTCTTCGAACTCGCGCCTGTCTTCCTTGGCGATCTTGATCGGCCAGTGTACGACCGCCATACGCCGCCAAATGCCGTCGTCGATGCCGCTGATGCGCGGATAGCCGTTGCCGCTCATGATGGCGACAAAGATCGGGATGAAGTCCATATATCCGGAGAATAGGTCGCGGGCCGTGATCGTCTCGCCGCCCGTCAGTTCCTTGACGAGGTTTTCACGGAGATCCTCGCCCTCCGGCAGCTCCTTGACGCGCAGCAATCGTCGACCGTAGAGCCGTGCCAGGTCGGGGCTCGCGCTGCCCGAGGATCCGCCCTCGCCGATCAAGCTCGTGGCCGGCAGGGTCACAGACACCTCGCCAAGCAGCCGGCAGAGCGTTTCCATGTAGACGGACTTGCCGTTGGCGCCGTCGCCATAATGGAAGAAGAGATATTGCACCGTGATCCCGAGCAATCCGAGGCCGGAGCTGATCTGCACCAGCTTTCGCACCTCTGGATCGGGTAACTTGCCATTTAGGAAGGTGGTCCATTTCGGGCATGACGCCTTCGGATCGTACTTGACCGGGACGATATGGGTGATGAAGTCCTGCCGCCGATGACCCTCGATAACCTGTAGGGACGAGTCAGTGCAGACGTCGACATACTCCGGCGCATCTGGCGTCTCTTCAAGGCTACGAAAGCGAGGATTCCGCCGACGCTCCATTTTCCTCTGAAATTTAAGGGTGGCGTTGCGCACCGCCACCATCATCTTGTCGGCATTGAATTCGTCCGCCGATTTCATGATGTGAGGCGCCAAGCAGGACAGAGCCGCGCTCATCTTGGCGGAATTCTTCGAGGTAACGGCATGATCGAGCCGGCGCTTGACACGTTTTCCATGAGCGTCCTTGGCCTTTTCCGCCGCCATGATGAGGTTGCGCTCACCTGCGTTGCGTTCCTCTTCCTTCTTCTGGTAGGCGTCGAAGGCCTTGTCGATCATCATCTGCTCGAAAGCGTTCGGCTTGATGTACTCGACCTCCTGCGCAATCCTGCCGCCAAGCCGCTGCGCGATCGCCAGCGCCTTCGGGCTGCCGTTGGCCGCATCCCAGTGAGTGCCGGTCCAGACCGCGAAAAGCGGCTGCTTTGCCTTCTCCTGGGCGATTACGACCAGATCATCGCCAAAGTGCAGCTTCATGCGGATGCCATTGTCCGTGTCTGAATGATCGAGCCCGGCGCAATACTCGACGACGGCTTCGTCAGCGTCGTGATCGGCGGCAATCGCAGCCGGCGGTTCGGCCTCTGTCTCCATAGGGGTTTCGGGGTTTTGCGCCATGCGCTGCCCGGCCGCCTCCTCCATCATGCGAATGACGGCTTCCGGCCGGGTATCCTGTTTGTTCGTCTTCGCCACGCTATGCCCCGATCAAATGCGATGTCATGAGTTTGGAAAAGTCGGCGCCTTCCGGCGGCCACCATGTTTCGATTGCCCGTCCCTCTCGCGAAAGACGCTCTTCGGCGCGGGCCATGGCGGAGGCGGTGAAAACCTGCTCGCTATCGCCATCAGCGAGCAGCACGAGCTGCGTCACATGGTCGGCGATTTGCAGCGCCTCGTCCGGCGCCATATCCGGCTTCGGAACCGGCCCTGGCACGCGCTGACGGATCGTCCTGCCGTTAGTGCTCTGTTTCGTGAGCGAAGGATGCGCGAACGCTGATTTCGGATCGGCCGGCCCGGCGAGGTTGCCGAGATCGCCGGCCGCGAAATAGAACGTGTTGTCGCGAAAACCTTCGGCGCCGGCAATGGCAAGACCGTTCTCTATTCCCTCGCCGCCAACCCATCGCGTCGATGCCATCAGGCCAAAGAGCGGAATGAGCGAACCCTTTTTCGTGCCGCGCATCTTCTTCGCCGGCAATGGGCTGCCGTCCTCATCCGTACCGAGATCGGCCCGGAATTTCGGCGGCCGGCGAATGTCGATCCATGTCTGATGACAGCCGGTGATCCGCATATCGAGGTTCACGAAGGGCACCACCATGGCCGGGCCGGCATAATGCGCGAGCTCGAAGCCTCGCGCATCCTTGCCGTGCCAATAGGTGCTGTTGGGCATAAGCCGCAGATTAGTGAACACGCCTTCATGCATCTCAAAGCCGGTGCGTTGATAGAGATAGCGCCGCAGCAGATCGGATTGCAGGCGTTCCGGCGCCTTCAGCCAGATACCGCGCGCCTTCTCCACCTCACGTTCTCGAAACCAGTCCTGATCCTTGCTCGCCTTGGCGGCATTCGCCTCGTTGATGCGCTTGCGTGCGGCGATCCGCTCCATCCGCGCCTGTCGATCGGCTTCGCTCTCGCGCTGCGCCTCATCCGGAACCTGTTGCCCAAGCGCGTCAGCGCATGCGGCGAGAAAGCCCTCGCGCGTCGAAACGTCGTGATGGTTCGCCAGCGCCATGAGGCTGATGCCGTCTCGCCCCTTGCCGCCGCATTGGCGGCAATTGAAAGCGCCGGCCGATGGACTTATCGAGAAGCGATCCTTACCGCCGCAATAGGGGCATGGACCGGCATAGTTCTTTGTCACCTTGTCGGCGCCGATGATGCCGAGAAACAGAGCGGCCTCAATAACGGTGACTGCGCGAGCTTCTTCGATGAATAGCGTTATGGCGTCGCTCATGACCACAGCGCCTCACGGCGCTTAATTGATTTATGGTCCTCGCTATAAAGCCCACTAAGATGCGGGGGACTATTCTTGCTCATGCAAGTTCCCCTTGCATTTTTCCGGAGGCTTCGATTGTGTCACTTGTGACTAATGAGGGGCGCGGCGCATGAAGGATGTTTGGAACCGATGGGGATGGGCTGCCGCTATCCCCCTTTTGGCAGTGTTCTTCCTGCGAATGCTTTTGGGCCGAGAGGCTTTTTGCGGACCAGGAAGCGAACAATGTTTTCGCGAATGGGTTGGCGCGCTGGGAAGCTGGGGCGCGGTTGGCGCCGCCCTGTACACTATCGTCTTCCTCAAAGCGCAGATTAGTTCGCAGCAGGACCAAATTCGTCAGGCGGAGCAACACCACGCCCAAAGTATTGTCATGCTCAGAACACCGATCCACGCGCTCGCCAAGCGAATTGCTGCCGCTTCCGATTCCGGAAATTGGTGGCTCGATCGGATTAACGAGACATGGACGAAATATCGTCACACTGACCTCAGTTCCATTACCGAGGGTCAGCGGCCAATCGGGTCGTTCCGATTTCATCTCAATCATATTTTGATTGAGCTTGAGCGGCCGGATTTTGACGCGTTCGAAAAAGAGATTGGCTCGGCTTTCCCCGACCAGTTGGCGTTTGTTAGAGCGGAAGCTAAATCCATAATCGAGCAAATCAACGAACTGATAGTTGGCTTGGCGCAAGGTTGCCAACCGGAACATGCAAGGGAACTTGCGCACAGCCTCGGAATGAGGACGATGGTGCTCACGGTAAGCATTGATCGCTATTTGCGATCGTGCTCGAACATTGCCGCATCCTTCCTGATAAGGCCGACGGGCGATGGGAGAATTTAGAGCCGTAAGTTGTCCTTTGCTCATGCGCGCGCCTCACGCAGCGGAACATCATGAAAAGCCGCGTAGTTCGGAAGATCATCATCCCGCATCGGGCGCACACGGCCGAGCCGTTGCAGCGTCGTCAACGCCTGATCGAGCGCAAAGCCCTCGGCCGTCGCCGGCCAGCTCTGGCGGTTTATGCAGATGAAAGGCGTGCCCGGCACGATACCGCGCAGCTCGATCGCCTTCGTCACATTGCGAAAATTCTCGATCTGGCCGGGTGTCAGTCCCCATTCCTTGGCAGCGTGGTAGCATTCGAACAGGGTGGGCGCGATAATCAGCAGCACGCGCGGGCTGCGGCGAGGAACGGTCGGCATCAGGTCCACCTCTGCGATTGGACAAGGTTGCGGATTTCTGGTTTCGGGGTAATCGGACGTGGGATATCCGCGTTATTTTCAGGGATATCTTCAGCCGCAGGCGCATGCTTGCGAGCGATCCACGCCTCAAGCTTCGACCAGTCTCCGTCTTCAAGCCCGACAATGCCATCCATCAGGCGGCGTTCCCGCCATGCGATCTCGGCTTGCGACATGCGCTTGCGGCTTGAAAACCAGACGGCGATGCACTTCGCCCCGTTGGGGATCTTGAGGATATCCTCGGGATCGTTGACGACGCGCACCCATGACGGCGCATTGGTCGTCGCGCACTGCAGGGTGCGTGCCAACGCTTCCTCAGGGCATTCGGTGATGATGTAAAGGCGGATCGCGTCAAGCATCTTCCGCCTCCATCGCCTCTGCCTCGTCTTCAAACATGCGATTCTCTGGCGGCTTGTCGAGCTCGACGAGATTGCGGACGGACTGCCGGAAATAGGACGGCTTAAGCTCGAAGCCGATGCCCTTGCGCCCCATGTCGACGGAACAATAAACTTCGCTGCCAATGCCGAGGAACGGGGTTAAAATCGTCTCACCCGGCGCCGACCAAAGCTCAAGGCAGCGCTCGATCACGTCGAGCTGCAGCGGCGAGATATGCTGCTCGTCCTGATGGTCGCGAGCGCCGCGATATTGCAGCGTGCGCGTCTGGCGGATATCCGTCCAGACCGGCGAGGCATAGCGCTGCCACACACGAACGGAGCGCCACATTTCCAGCGGCCATGGCTTGTATTCCTCAATCGCCGCCCGCCGAACATAGGCTGCGTAGGCATCCTGGCTGATATCCAGGCCACCGATGCTCTCGTCGGGTTCGCCGATGAAACGATCGAACATGCCGTCGATCTGCACCAGGTTGACGCCAGCCTTACGGAACGTCACCACGTAGTCGGCGAGTCCCATGCCGGACAGCGTGCTATCCTTGACGATCTGCTTGTGCAGCAGCCGCAGGCTCTTCGTCCGCTGCTGGGCAACAACCGGATCTTTCCAGATGCAGACTTCGGAATGAAAGATCCATCCGGCCGCCTGGTAGGCGCGGATGATCTCGCCGCGGAAGTCGCGCATGCCGATGAAGCCGTCTCGGTTCTTGCTTGTGGGAAGCTGCATGCAGTGGACCGAGTGCAGCCGGCCGGCCTTCGTCACGCGCAGCAGTTCCGATATCAGGAAGCCATAATGCTCCCAAAACTCCGCACCCTCGTTGTTCGAGATGTCGCGGTCGTAATTTGAGAACTTGTAAAGGCCTTCGAAGGGCGGCGAGTGAATGCCGAAATCGACGCTCGCATCCGGCAGGCCCTTGATGAGATCGCAGCAATCGCCCTGATAGATGGCGTAGCGATCGTTGACGATCTGGTCGACGGTCTTTGCCTTCTTTATCATGCAGCCATCTCCTTGAGCCATGTCGGGATCGTCATGCGCTGCGTCGGCGCGTAAATCGGCTTGTCACGGACCTGGCCGCGAACCTCGGTGCTGGAAAGATCGGCCATGTGTCGGACCATCGCCGCAGCCATCCGGTCGGCATCCGCTTCCTTTCGGCGGAAGTTGGCGACCACGGCACCCTCACGCTCGTCCGCAACAAAATGTGCGTTGACCGGCCGCTTCTGGCCGAACCGCCAGAAGCGGCGGATCGCCTGATAAACCTGCTCGAAGCTGTCCGTGAGACCGACGAAGCCGGTATCGGCGCAGTGCTGCCAATTCATGCCGAAGCCGGCGATGGATGGCTTTGTGATCAGCACGCGGATGCGGCCAAGGGAGAAGTCTTTCAGCTTCCGTTCCTTGACGGCATCCGGATCAGAGCCGCCAAGGTTGACCGCGCCAGGAATGAAACGGAGCAATTGCTCGGCCTCGGAATTGAGGTTGCACCACCAGACGAACGGCCGATCGGCAGGCGTCAGTGACGCCGCCTTGGCGACGCGGTTGCCGACACTGTCGCGCCGGGCAGCGAGACGCTCCGATAGCGTGCGCGCCTCCATTGGAAAGAGCGTGCCCGTCTCGAAGCTCGGCTGAAACTCGGCCGCTACCGTATGGTGATGATAGCGCAGCTCCGGAAGATCATAGCCGTCGTCGGCATAGCCGAGATCCGAAGGCCTGCGTAGCATGACGGCCCACGAAGCCATCCATTTCCAGAAGTCTGATTCCGCATGCCCCTTGAGGCGCCACGCCTTCGTGTCGCCGCCGTCATGGACGAAGAAGGTGGCGAGCATATCGGTATAGGACATCACGCCGAGGAATTCGGCGTGATTGCCAAGCTCCATGAAGTCATTCGGCGCCGGCGTCGCCGTGGCGGCCAATCGGAAGGGCAGTTTCGCGCATTCCTGAATGAGCCTGGTGCGGTAATGACCGTCGACATTCTTCAGGATCGAGCTTTCATCGAGCGCGACGCCACCGAAGCCCGAGAGATCGAAGCGATCAAGCTTCTGGTAATTGGTGATGTCGATCGCGCCGCTCGATCTGGCATCGACGACCTGCGCACCAATGCCCCACTTTTCCGCCTCGGCGCCATGCTGGTGCGAAACGGCGAGCGGTGCCAGCATAAGCACCGGTTTGCCGGTGTACTCCGACACGCGATGCGACCAGACAAGCTCCATCAGCGTCTTGCCAAGGCCGGTCCCGGCGAAGATCGCCGCCCTGCCCCGCCGCAGCGCCCATCCGGTGATGTCGCGCTGATGCGGCATCATAAAATCAGGCAGGTCGAATGTGCCTTCGATCCCGGTCGCCGGATCGAGGATCCTTTTGCGCTCAAGGAAACGTTCGTAAACGCCCATCAGCTCTCATCTCCCCACGAAAATGCGGGCGCCAATGCCCAACTGCTCGGATGATTGCGCTTGCCGGATCTGGTCATGACGATCTCGCCCCGAGACATCAGCGTGCGAGCGACGCGCCCTGTATCAGGCACACTCCAGCCAAGTTCAGCCGCGGCGGTTTTGTAGGAGAAGGAAATCGTCTCGGCTCCAGCCAGCTTCGCGGTCAGCCATTCAAGAAATTTCGTCTGCCGCGCGCCCCTGACGCCGCACGGCTTAGACTGCGCGTAATGCGGCGCAAATCTCTTCGGATCGTCGCCATCGAGAACGCCGTCGACCATTTCGTCTTTGAACACGACCGATAGGATGGCGACGGCCAGTTGACGCGGATCGCAACTGAGCCGCTGCGCCTCCCCTTCAACCCTTTGGATCAGTGCCTTGCTCTGCAGGCGAAGGTTGATGACGTTCATCGGCGACCCCTTCCGATGTTGCGATCGGCGATCGCGCGGCGACGATGCTCGCGCTCATAGCGGCCGTGGATCATCGGGTCTCGCCAGCAGATCGGCCCCTCGACGTCGAAGCGCGCCTCGATATCGGTGATGTCTTGCGAGATGATCGATGCAACTGCGTTCCGATGGACGTACGGTTCCACCGCCACCGCATGGGCCGCAATCACTTCGCCGCGCGGATGGACGCTTTCGCCAATTGTGCGGAAGAAGGATTTGATCGCCATCATGCGCGTATCCTCAGCCGCCCAAGAACGTCTTGAAGGGCGCGCATGGTCTCGTCGATCTCCCGTGTGATCGCGCGCTCCTCGGCTCCGTCGATCCGGTCGTCATCCGTCAAGGCTTCGGTGATCGCCTTCACGACATCAGCCGCCTCATTGGCGATCGTGAGTGCGTCCTTTATGGTGACCGGCTTGACTGCGACATTGATCACCGTCCCGGCCGGCACGAGCTGATAGCCCAGGATCTCGGCCATGGCGCTCAGGATGATCGGCGAATTTGCTTCAATGTCCGCCTCGACCGCAACGTCGATCGGCATGAAGCTTTTCTCTTCTGCCTGGCCACTGTATTTTGAAAGCTGTGCGGCACTGACGCGCGTCACGTGCTGAAAGCTGTCGCCGCCGCCTGCCATCGTGAGGGCGCGTCGCGTTGCCGCCTTGAGGGTCAGTCCCTCTTTGTCTGAAATCGAGCGCAAGCCATCCTCCCTGCAAGTCAAGGAAATCTTTTCGGTAAATCTTTCGGTGCCAGGCGCCGGGCGCGCCGCTAAGGTCGGTCCATCAGATCAAGGGGGACCACATGCAGTTTCGGCCGGGCTACTCTTCGCGACTTCCGAGACATCAGTCATCAAAGCAAGAAGCAGCCGGTAGACCGGGCCAGCGATGCGGCGCCCGTTCTCAATCCGGGACACGGTGGATCGGTCTACGCCGAGATATTCGGCGAGCTGATCCTGCGTCCAATCCAGTTTATCTCTGAGTGACCGAATGTCTAAGTCTGTCATACTTCGAAATGTGCATAACGCACACCATATTGTCAAGTCGAAACGCACGGCGAATTCGTGCATTTTGCACAGCATGGAACATGATGATCGCCCAGAACCCGCAAAGCGCCTCGAAAAAGCGCGGATCGCCCGTGGTTTCGCAACCGCAAAGGCGGCCGCCTTGTATTTCGGATGGCCGTACGACAGCTATATCCAGCACGAAAATGGCAACCGGGGTATTAGCCGCGTTGCGGAGACATATGCCAAGGCCTATCGCGTCAGCCCTGCGTGGCTGCTGACGGGAGAGGGCAAGGGTCCGGGCGAGCAGCATGATGCGCCGCCAGGCCTGCGCCGCGTCACGGTCGCCGCCCATATACAGGCGGGCTTTTGGGCTGAGTCTTGGGAGTGGAACGACGACGAACAATATTCCGTCTATATCCCTGATGACCCGGAGTATAAGCCGTTTCGCCTTTTTGCCGCCGAGACACGCGGACCCTCGATGAACAAGCGCTATCCGGAGCGCACGGTGCTCGTCTTCACCGATGCGCAGGAAATGATGGAAGAGCCGATACCAGGCAAACGCTACATCGTCGAACGGCGGCGGGCGGGCGGCGAGGCCGAGCATACAGTCAAGCTGCTGCACCGGGATGAAGAGGGGAAATATTGGCTGCTTCCCGAATCGGATGACCCGCGCTTCCAGGCGGCGATCTCGATCGACGAGGGATCGAACGATGATGACACCGTGACCATACTCGGCCGGGTCTGTTACGCCGTCTCCAAAGAATAGGCTATATCGGCCGCACATTAGCGCACACTGAACCGGATCTCTCCACTCATCATGTGGGCCAGTGTGCGTTTTGCACTTTCTATATTGACACGGTGACGTGCGTAATGCACATTTCAGCGGTTTCCAGCTACAGGAGCCGCCAGATGATCCGTTTCCAGCCACTCGAACCTGCATCACCCGTGATCGCGCCGCGTCCACGCGTCACGCGGACAATCGTCGATCGCCTGGCGGATGCCATCTGCGAAATTGCCGGCGAGCAGCGCCCGATTACCAACGAGGCACTTCTTGATTGCGGCTTTCCCGAGCCGGTTATCAAGCGCTACGCCGCCCAGGCTCGCGCCGTCGCCCGCCGCCGCTTCATCAAGAACGTTTGAGGCCGAGCGATGCAGCGCAACGCCTTCACCCCCTTCATCGATAAAAAACCACCGCCTTCTGGCGTCGAGGAGATTGCCGCGCTCCTGTGCGAGGCCCAATTCTGGCGCCTGCGTATCGTCGAGCTGACCTTCGCGGGCATAGTGGTTTTCGCGCTCGGCTTCGCTATCGCAGCGAGGTGCATATGACTGCCGCCGCCCGCATCTCGTTTCCCCGCATTGCCGATAAGCAGGTCTGGAGCTTCAACAACGATGGCTCCGTGATGGACCTGGCGGCGCCCGATCAGTCGAGCGTCTGTTTCCTCGAAATGGCCCGCACGCTCGCAGGCATCAATCGCTTCAACGGCCGCGGCATTTCCGACGCACAGCATCTCGTCATGGGTGCGCAGGCGATCCTCAACGAGGGCTGCAGTTCATTGTCTGCCGCCCTCTATTTTCTGCATGACGGGCACGAGTGGGCGCTCGGCGACATCACCCGGCCTATGGAGCAATTGCTTTCGGTAACGCTCCCATCCTTCGCGATCCGCGAGGCGATCCGGCGCGCCAAGGAGGCATGGGATGCACCGATCTATGCAGCCGCAAACCTGCCGCTGCCCGAGTTCTGGAACGCGGCACAAAAGAAGCTGGTGAAGGCGATGGATGACCGCATGTGCGCGGCCGAGGCCATTGCACTCTTCGGTCAGCGCGCCGCCAGCCAGTTCCCGAAATTCGTCGTTCCGAAAACGACCGGCGCCATTCGCCTCTGGGGCGCGGCCAAGGCCGAAGAGGAGTTCCGCAAGATGCTCTATCGCCTGATCGGCGAAGAGCGCGTCGTCCACCAGTCCGCCATTGCCGCCGCCGCTCGCGAGTTGAGATGCAGATGAAACCGCTAGATCTGATGAAAACCTATGCCGATCTCGGCGATAAGCATAAGCTCCCGACCACCCCTGCTGGCATGAAGCTGCAGGCGGCGTTGAACGAGTTCATGCGTGACTGGTCCTCGGATGGAGATGACCAGTTTGAGCCTCTCGCCGAGATCTCACTCATCTTCTCGCGCACCTTCGTGGCGATCAACATGTCGTTTCACCAGGGATGCGTCTGTCATAAGTGCATCGCATCAGCAGCCATGGTCCTCGGTCAGTTGATCGAGGAAGAAGCTGATGGACTGCACGCTCGGATGGAGCGTACCGCAGGGATGACGCACTGATGGCCGGATACCTCAACAAAGTTTCCCTCATCGGCAATCTAGGCGCCGATCCGGAGATACGCCGCACGCAGGATGGCCGGCCGATTGCCAATATACGCCTCGCCACGGCTGAGCATTGGCGCGACAAGACTTCCGGCGAGCGCCGCGAGCGCACCGAATGGCACAGCGTCGTCATCTTCAACGAACAGCTCTGCAAGATCGCCGAGCAGTACCTTGAGAAGGGCGCCAAGATCTACATCGAGGGCCAGCTCGCGACCCGCAAATGGCAGGATCAGAGCGGCCAGGACCGATGGAGCACGGAAATCGTGCTGCAGGGCTTCGACGCCAAGCTGATCATGCTGAACAAGAAAGACGGCTCTGGCTATCGCCAGGGCGGCAATGGTCCAGGCGACTATGGCATCGACGGCGATCGCGCCGCCGGCTCTTCTTCCTCCCCCAACCGATCATCGCAGACGAGCGGCGGCAATTTCAGCCGCGATCTCGACGATGACATTCCGTTTTAGGAAGGAGCACGCGATGAACACAATCAATATGACGTGCCGCGTCGAAGTCGATCTATCCGAAATTCCCAACGACGCGCTCGCGAAAGAAGTCCATCTCCGTGACGAGATCATAGATGATCTCAAGGAGCATTTTCGCGAAGAGATCGAAGAGGGCGTAACGCTCGAAAAGTTCCGCACGGAAGAAATCACCGACGAACTCCGAAGACGCAAGGTCGAAGGGATCGGCGATGTCATACGGCGCATCTATAGCGCCATAGCAGATGGCCGTCAGCAGGACGCGCTTGACGATATGCATGTGGTTTTCTCTGAAGAGGGCCTTGCCCCCCCATCATCGGAAATGCGGCGCGCCGATCTTCTCTCCGGCCGGAAGGTATCCTCCAATGTTCATAACTGAAAAACCAGCGCTCGCCGAAGCGCTCGCCGTCGTGCGCGATGTCGTCAAGTCCAAGAACAAATTTCCAATCCTGGACAACGTGCTGATCGAGCGCGATGGCGAGCGATTGACGGCGCTCTCCAGCAATCTGGCGCTTGAGATCCGCACCCGCTTCGCCGCCACGATCGGCGAAGAATTCATCCCATTTACCTGCCCCGCCCACATCTTCGCGGATATCGTCCGCAACGCGCCAGAGGACCGTATAGCGGTCAATGCCATCGAGCAGGCTGGCGTCATGGCGCAGATCCAGATCAAATCCGGCCGGTCGCGCCTCAAGCTACCGGTCCTGCCCGCGTCTGATTTTCCCAAGCTCGACGCGGGCAGCCTTTCCCACGAGCTCAGCCTCAGCGCATCGACACTGCAGAAGGCGCTGCGATCAGTCGAGTATGCTGCCGAGACGAACCAGGCAAAGTTCTATCTCTGTGGCGTCCGTTTCGAGCCCGGCGATGATGGCGTCTCGCTCGTCACCACTAACGGCGTTCGCCTGGAGAAACGGCTGATACCGGCGAACGAGTTCGATCAAGATGAGTTCGCCGGCATGCACCCCGTCACGATTCCGAGCGAGGCCGTCGATAAGATCATCAAGCTCGTGGATGGGGCCGATACTGCAACCGTGCAATGGTCATATGACCGGATGCGCGTGACAGCGGGCGAAACGACGCTGACCACAAAACTTATTGAAGGCGAATATCCGCCATGGCGCCGCATCACGCCGAACCCCGACAGCCTGATATCGCGTTTCAGCGGAAAAGCTCTAAGCGATGCTATCCAGCGCCTTCTGACAGTGACGCCAGATGCTGGCAATGGCGTGGCCTTCAGCTTCAAGGAAGACGCACTAGCCCTCTGCACGCGCGACATCAATGTCGGCGAAGGCGAGGATGAAATTCCCGTCGAGACCAACGGCGAGATCCAGACCGGCTTTCACGGCCGCCACCTGCGCGAAGCGATAGCCCACTACGACGGCGACAGCTTCGAGCTGCTGATCGGCACCGGCGCAAGCCCTGCCCTGCTACGCCTCGCCGGCCATGAGAGCGGTTACACCATCCTGATGCCCATGCAGGTCAAGGGGATGTTCCCCCATGGTACCGGCAGGGACGGCCAAGACTGATGAGCCGTCGCGACCGTATCCGTGCGCGCATCATGGCGCGCGTCTATATCGATCCAGAAACCGGTTGCTGGATATGGACTGGATCTACGTCCGGATCGAGCGGTCGCGGCAAGGACTACCCGCGCATGTCGCTCAACGGCCGCACCGTCGCAGTCCACATTGTCATGTGGACGAACGAGCACGGCTATATCCCAGGCAACAAAGAACTGGATCACAAGTGCCGAAATCGGCTCTGCATCCGTGCGGAAGACGGTCACCTGGAGTTGGTCAGCCACAGCGTCAATATCAAGCGCCAGTGGCAGGCGCGCAAGGAAGCGATGATCGGCCACAACGGTGGGCCGCCGCTCGTCTGCGAGGAGGTTTGAGATGAATATTCAGGAAGCCCCTCGCGGCGATCTTCTCATGGGTGCAGACGCCATTGCGGATTACCTGGGCGTAACGCGTCGCCAGGTCTACAGGCTCGTCTACGATCAAATCATTCCGTCGTTCAAGCTCGGCGGCACGGTCGCCGCCCGCAAGTCGTCGCTCACCAAATGGATGCAAGAGCTTGAGCAAGCCGAGAACGTGCATTAACGTCGTGTGCCATCAGCCTATGAGGGTCACAGATGGCGACTATCCGAAAGCGCAAATGGACAAACAAGAGCGGAGCCCACGAGGCATGGGTTCTGAACTACATGGACGCCTCTGGACAGCGCCACCGGGAGCAGTTCGACAAGAAGCGCGATGCTGAGTCGCGGCGCGTCGAAGTAGAGGGCCAAGTCCGCTCCGGAACCTATCGGCCGGATGCCGCCACTACCACGGTCCAGAAAGCCTGCGAAAACTTCGACAAGTATATGACCGATCGCAAGGATCGCGGCGAGAAGGTTACGGAGGAGTATCTTCAAAACATCCAGGGGCACCTCTGGAACTATATCGCGCCGAAGGCGGATCGCCACGTCGACCGCAAGACCGGCAAGAAGATCATCGACTTTCCCCATGGCATCAATGACGAAAAGCTCGCGCAACTGACGCCGAAACGCTGCGGCAAATTCAGAGATGACCTGCGCGAATTCGGCTGCAGCGTTCCGACGACACGTCAGATATTGGGAACGCTGTCACGCGTGCTTCAGCATGCCGTCGCTGACGACCTGGTGGCGGTGAACGCCGCCGCGAAGATCCGTGTTGTCGGCAAGAGAAACGAAGGCTCGAAAAAAATAAAGCCGCCGAGCAAGGAGGCTTTGGCGGCGGTGATAAAGGCGGCTGAGGGTGATTTTCAAACGAAGATCATATTCGCCGCGGCGACCGGCATTCGCGCATCCGAGCTGCACGCGCTGCGGTGGCGGCATATCGATCTGAAGGCCGGAGTTGTAACCATCGAGACGCGCGTCAGCCGCAAGCTCAATGAGGGCACGACAAAGAGCGAAGCCGGCCTGCGCGAGGTTCCACTCGGCGCGGTGGTCGTTAACGCGATGAAGGCGTGGAAGCTGAAGACGACTTTCAAAGGCGACGATCATCTCGTCTTCCCGAATAGCAAGGGGAATTTCGAGAGCCATACGAATATGCGCAAAAGGGTCTTCGATCCTATCGTTGAGCGGGCCGGAGAGAAGATGAAGGCCAGCGGCAAAAAGTTCGTACGTTTCGGGTGGCACGGCCTTCGGCACTTCGCGATCTCGACATGGATCGAGGCAGGCCTACAGCCGAAGACGGTCCAAACCTTTGCTGGGCACTCCTCTTTGGCGGTCACGATGGATCGCTACGGCCATCTTTTCCCGAGTGAATCGCACCGCAACGCTATGAACCGGATCGCATCGTCTCTTTTCACCAATGGCGCATGAATGGCGCACGACACGCTACAGTGCCTGCAAATGCTGGTTTTACGCTCGCATTCCTAATCTGAGGGTCACGCGTTCGAATCGCGTCGGGATCACCATTTTTCAAAACTTAGGTCCATTCCCGCTCCATCGCTTTGAACGGCGACAGCCCTCGCTTCCACTTTATTCACCCTGTCGACGACCGCATCACGGTCGAGGATCAT